GAGGGCTTCGGCGTGGGCGATGTAGGCGAGGATGCTGGCGGCGGCCTGATTTTGGCCCTGGCGCAGCTGGGCGTAGCGGAGGTAGGCGGTCTCGTTCTCCAGCCGATGGTCGACCGGCGATCGGAACACCGTCGCCTGCAGGATCGTCTCGAGAGCGACGCGGCCGGCCTCGCCGCGGAACACCTCCCGCATGCAGCGGGCGCGGTAGTCGAAGTCCTCGGACCGGGCCTTGGCCGCCATCACGTCGCGCTCGGGCGCCAGCTCGCCGCGGCGCAGCCAGGCGAAGGCGTCCTCGAGCGTGGGTTCGTAGCCGGCCACGTCAGGCCGCCAGGCTGAGGGCGGGCGCGGGCGCCGGGGCGGCCGGCTGGTACGGGTTGCCGGGCTGCACCGGGCCGTTCTGCTGCATGACCTGGCTGGCGACCATGCCGGCGGCTTTCGCGAGGAGCTTGCGGGTGTCCTCGTCGTTCACCGCCCACAGCGGCGCGCCCATGAGCTTGGCCAGGCGCGGCAGGCCGTCCGAGGTGTTGGCGATCTGGGCGAACGCCGCCTCGCCGCCGATCGTCTTCGCCAGTTCCCAGAACTGCACCACGGTCTGGACGTCGTTGAGGTTCTGCGAGCGCGCCAGCGGGCCGGTGATCTTCACCTTCATCACCAGCTGGTCGACCTCGAGGGACTGCCAGTTGATCGTCGCGACCTTCTTGCGGTCGAGCACGTCGATCACGCGCGCCCAGACCTGGGGCACGAACTCATGGTTCACCCGGCCGAAGGCGGCGCCGTTGTCGTAGGCCAGGTCCTTCGTGCGCTGGACGATCTCCGAGGCCGACCGCACCGGCCCGGTGTCCGGCGGCAGCTGCGTGCCGCCCAGCCCCTTGGTGATGTTCTGGCGCAGGTCCTCCAGCACGATCTGGCCAAGGTTCACGTCGCCGCCGATGTTCATCGGCGCGATCGACGGCCCCATCGGGCCGCCGGTGCGAGCGACGCGGATCAGGGCGCTCGGGGCGAGCCGGAGCTGATCGGGGTTGACGACGCCGTCGTGCAGGACCTGCAGGGGCGGCGCGAGGGCGAAGGCCGCCGCGCGGAGGATCATCTCGACGGTCTTGTTGGCGGTGCGGGTGTCCGGCAGCATCATCATGCCCGGGCCGCGGCCCCACGGATCGCCCGGCGCGGTCCAGTAGCGGTAGATGATCCACGGGTTGGTGCGATCGCGCGCGCTGTCGAAGACGCAGCGGTCGTTCTCCATCACGCACAGCCGCCACATCCGGATGTCGGGGTCGTAGTAGGTGACCTGGCTGACTTCGACCTTCTCGGTCGAGCCGTCGGCGATCAGCTGGGCCGTGCCCTGCGACCAGGCCGCCTTCGGCCAGTGCTGCGGCAGGATCCACGCCGGGTAGCGCTTGCGCCAGAAGGTGTTGTCCGGCCGGCCCTCCGGCCCCTCCTCGAACGCCAGCGACCAGGCCGCCGCCGACTGCCAGCAGATCGGGCAGTCGTCGTCGCCCTCGGCGCCCAGCAGTGCGCCGGTGCCGATCAGGAAGTCGCTGTAGCTTTCCAGCGACTTGGTGTGGAAGGCCGACGCGTCGAGGGACGCCAGGATCACGTCCGTGGGGCCGGCCAGCACCCGGTTGACCTTCTCGATCTGCCGCGGATCGACCAGCGGCCCGGCCTCGAGCTCGCCCCAGCGCTGGAACGGCGGCGTCAGCTCCTGCTGCAGGCGGTTGGCGGCCCGCTGCAGGTTGATCGGGCCGGTGGAGTCGAACAGCCGGGCGAACGCCGCGCCGCCCTGCGTGCCGGGGAGACGCCACGGCATGAGCATGGCGAAGGCGTCGCGGACATAGGGCAGGATCGGCGCGCGCGCCGCTTCGGCCGCCCGCTGGCGGTCGCTGATCAGCCGGTCCGACCACTGCGCCATCGCTCAGCCCTGGCTCGTTACCGCCGACGCGCCGGCGCTGAGGTCCGGCGCAATGCCCAGGGTGTTGCCCTGGAAGGCGAGCGCCTGGCGGCCGATGCCGCGCAGCCGGCGCCCCGAGGCGTCCTGTTCCGAGGCGATCTGCGCCTGCTGCTCCTGGCTGGCGTAGAGCTCGCGCTGCTGCAGCTGCTGGGCCTTCAGCTGCGCCGCCTGGGCGGCCTGCTGGTTGGCGTCGTTGCCGCCGAGCCCGAAGAGGCTGGCGATCGGACTGAAGATCGCGCTGACGACCTTGGTCATGGGAACCTCCGCTCGAACCGCCGCATGAGGCCGAGCGGCGTCTCCTCCGGCCCGGCCTCGCGGAAGCCCAACCATCCGGCGAGGCGCGCCCCGGCAACGCCGCCGTCGCCGACGTAGGCCACGGCCAGCATCGGCGCCGCCGCGCCGCCCAGGATGTCGAGGAAGGCGCGCAGCCGACGCAGCGCCGCCACCCGGTTGGCCTCGAACCCCGCGCCGGCGGCGAACCACGCCTCGGCGAGGCCGTCCGGCCGGGCGTAGAGGCCGCCCATGCACACCAGGCGCGCGGTGGCCCGGTCCCGGGCCGTGATCGCCGCCCCGCCGTCGATCTGGCGCCAGTGCAGGCCGTAGTGCCGCCGGTGTCGCCACCTTACGACAGCGCCGTCGTCCGCCAGGGTCTCCAGGAAGTCGGCGCCGCGCGCCTCGCCGATCACGAGCGCCATACGTCGAAATCGCCCCCGCCGTAGCTGTTCCCGCCCCGCTCGCCCGCGACCCGGTGCTCATGCTCGCGCCAGAGCGACTGGCCGGCCTCCTGCGAGGCCCCCGGCTGGCTGCTGACGTAGTGGCGGTCGAATCGGCGACCCACGGTGACGCCGGCGCGGCCCTGGTCGCCCAGGCAGGCGTACTGCAGCGCGTCATGGACGTGGCTCGTGGCCGATTTCTGCGGCTTGGGGTTCTTGCCGGGCTGCTTCGGGTCGGGCGGCTCCCATTTGTAGTCGCTGGCGAAGCCCCGGATCGTGTGCCGGCAGCTGGGGTTGATCATGAGGTCGCGCTGGCCGTCGATCGGGTTGGCGCGGCCGAGCGGCTGGGCGACGGCCTCGATCCGGAGGTGGTTTTCGTTCGACGGCGCCTCGAGCACCGGGATCTCGAGCACGTTGCCGACGATCTCCATGAACGAGTACTCGCCCATCGCGCGGTCGGCGCCGTAGAACGCGGCCGGGTCGCCGTACGCCAGGGTGATCCGGCACCGCCGGAACCGGGGCCACAGCGCGTCGCGGATCGCCTGGCCGAACCGCTTCGGGCCGACGCCGGTCAGCAGCCGCATGCCGCGCGGGTCCGTCGGGTCGGTGAGCACGATCTCGGCGTACTGGATGCGCCGGCCGGTCGGCGTGCGGCCGATCACGACGCCGGCGGGCGTGCCGCCGCCGTCGAGCCCCAGGATCAGCTCGTCGCCGTCGTTCGGCTCCAGCTCGGCCGCGCAGACGTTGGCCGCGCGGTTGAAGGCGCCATAGATCGGGTCGCCGGCGTAGCTGGCGCCCCACTCGTTGCGCAGCATGCGGCGGATGTAGTGCTCGGGCTGGCCGCGCGCCGACATCGGGTAGTAGCAGTCGGCGTCCGGCAGGCGGTCGGCGTAGCCGTGCAGGTTCGCCAGGTTCTCGGCGGCCGGGTTCGTTCGATAGGGCGGGCCGCCGGGCAGCAGGCCGCCGGGCTGGTCGAAGAACTCGTAGCCGTCCGGGATGGCTTCGACGCACTCGTGGTAGAGCGGATGGTCGACGTCGGGCTTGTTGAAGCAGCCGGTGACGCCCCGGCTGACCCGATAGCGGTTGTCGGCGCCCCGAAGCACCCGGCCCCCGAGGTATGTGCGCGCGTCCATCGGCATCAGGTCTTCTTCGTCGAGGTAGGCGTAGACGATCTCCCAGCCGCGGCAGACGCTCTCGACGGTGTTGTTGGAGCCAAGCGCGTTGAAGCTGGCCTCGAGCTCGCACATGCCCATCTCGCGGGTGGGTTGGCCGAACTTGTCGAGAAGCGGGGCCGGAAAGCTGAGCTTGTGCATCGCCGGCCGGTCGTCCGAGCCGACGAATTCGCCCAGGTCGCGCGGGAAGATCTTCCACCAGGTCGGCAGCATCGTCCGGTACATGTTCCGATAGGTGTCGCGCAGCAGGCCGATCGGCGCCCAGCGCACGCCGTTGGCGTCCGGCCGCTGCATCATCGCGGTGATCACCGCCTCGATCGGCCCGGCCGCCGTCGTCTTCCCAGACCCGATCGGCCCCGCCACCCGCCGGTGAAAGGCGCTTGACGCGTGGAAGCGAACCATTTCAGGTCCGGCGGGCACGTACTGGTTCAGATTGAACGTCGTCATGCGCGCGTGCCCGCACCCCCACCCTTCGCTTCGGTTCGAGGTTCGGCCGCCGGTCCAAATCGCAACGCCGATCCGTGCGGGACGCAAGGGGGGTGAGGGTTCGGCCGGCCGGCTCGTCAAAGGCCTTCGCCGGCGATGGTTCACCGGCAGTAAACGTAGGACCCGCGCAATTTCAGCGGCTTAGCGACGTTTCCGACTTCAGTCGTCCGACTTGGCCGGCAATCGGAGGGTCTGGCCATCGATCACCGGCCCTCCCACGCTCTCAGCCGGCCCGCCGCGCGCGGGAAGCGATACCCCCACGAAGGCCAGCTGGAAGTCGCCGCCGGCGCCCTGGACCTGGACGGCTTGCGCCTGGCGCTGGGCGACGTACGGGGCCAGGTCGACGGCGAAGCCCATCTGGAGCTTGTAGATGGCGAGCAAGGTCTCGTTGTCGTAGCGGTGCGACACCTCGCCCGTCTTCGGGTCCTTGACCGCGACCGGCTCCAGGCCGATCCGCGCCGCCAGCTCCGTCGGCGACATCGAGTAGGCTTCGGCCAGCACGGCCAGCGGGTGGCGATGCTGCGCCAGCAGCCAGGCGGCGACGGTCTCCGTCCGCTTGTTCTTCGACCCCTTCGGCCGGCCGCGCCCCCTCCGCTCGAACAGGCGCGACAGCGGCGACGGCGCGTCGAGGGCGCCGACCACCTCGAACAGCTCGGCCTGATCGGCCTCCGCCTCCGTCTCGAACTGCCCCAGCGCCTCGTCCAGCGCCGCGCCCGATCCGCCCGGCATATCGCACCCCTTGTTAAATCGACGGCCGATCCTGGCCCGGCCGCGGCGCCCGGCAACGCCGATGTCCCAAGCCGATCGGCCGCTTGGGACATTGGTTGGGACAAGGAAAAGCGAAGCCGATCAAGCCTCTAAACCCTCATGTCCCAGAAACCCCAGAAACCCCAGACCCCTCGCGCTATGGCGCTGGCCGGCGGCGTCGTCTCGCGCGCGTACGCACGCGCGAAGAAACCGGCCTGGGACATTGGGACATCCGGGACATGGCGGCTAAGCGCTTGATCGGGCTGGGCTTCGATGTCCCAGCGATGTCCCTGGCGACGCTGGCCGGCTTGGGACATGCGAGGCGCGACGCACCCCGACGCCCGCCACCGTGCCTTATGGTTCAGCCGGCGCCAAGTCCCCCGGCCCATGGGTCGGGGCTGGGGGGATTGCATCGGCGCTGGGTGTCGTATACTTGCGACATAGCTCCTGGCACTGGCCGGGGCGATCAGAAGGCCAGCGGCATCGGGCCGGGGCCAACTTCGGCATGGAGGCCGAACATGACGATCAAATTCCAGCATCTGCGCGTCGCCGCCGCGACGTTCCATCGCAACGGCTCCTTCGGCGCCGGCTACCACGCGATCCGCCTTCTGCAGGACGGTCACCTGCTGACCGCCATCGTCTTCGACGCTTCCGAGCACGTGGCCGTCCTGGACGAGGACGGCGCGTCTTGGCGCTGCGAGGATTTCGAGCCCGCGCTTCGAGCCT